TAAACGAATATAAACACTATATTTCTTCCAGAGGTGATGCATATGAGCGTTTCAAGTCTATGGATTGGCTTAGAAATAATGGCTACTCTTTCAGTAATCATGCTTTTGTTGACCATCGGGCTAGGATCTATGATCGTGGCCTTATTAGTCCGCAATCAGGAGAATCATTCAGACCTTTCTTAAATACTGAAGTTGAAAAAGTTCTTGGTGAAGATGGTTATAGAAACTTTAGAGATCAAATAGGCGCGTTCATGGGCGGTCTGAATGATGTATTTGAAGGCAGATATAATTCATTGTCATTTACAGGCAGACAAAAGATTGCTGATAAATTGTGGCCAGAGATGGTAGATATTGGTAATAAAATGTTACGTGGTAAACCAGGAGATATTCGCGCTATATTAGAGTCTGATATGGTGCAATTAGTTGAAGGCGAAGAGTTAGGTAAGTTCTTTAGGTTTGCTATGGAAGCGGCTAAGATAGATAATTATCTAAATGAAAAACCACTAGCTGTTATCGTAAAAGGTAATCCTAAGTTTATAAAAGGTAATCCGTTAGCTGATAAGTTTTATAACGATATAAAAGCTAAGTTAGAAAATAACGGTTATCGAGTTGAATTTGACATTGGTGCAGATTTTACTGAACCTGATCAAAAAGCAGCATTAGTAGTTGGGCATTCGAGAGGCGTAGATAGATTGAAATATGCAGCTAAAACATCTAAAACATTTGAAATAAAAACTAAATCAGATGTTGGAAGTAGTCCTTTGCATTACACTTTGTCTGAGTCAGATTTGAAAAATTTAGCTTCAACTAATAGAATGAATTCCTATAAAACTGCTCTTGCTCTTGAACAAGATGCTTCGTCATCTGGTGCACAGATTATTGCTTTAACTACTAAGAATAAACAGCTTGCATCGCTATCTAATGTTGTTCCTACAAATCAGAAAAGACGTCTATATGATGAAATTGCTGCAGCAACATTTAATGATCCACGATTTAAAGTATTAAATGAAAGATTAGGTCTCAATGAAAAGGATTTACGTAAAGCTGCAAAAGCTCAAAATATGGTTACGTTTTATGGAGCTGGAGAAAGAACTGGAATTCTTAATGTTGAAGGTAAGCTTGCAAAAGTATTGGAAAAGAAACCTGCAAAACCGCCTGAAGTAAAAGTGACAGAAGGTTTGTTATCTGAAAGACAAGACTCAGCTGGCTTATTACGTGTATTAGGTGTTGAAAACAAAACAGACCCTAATTATGTAGGTACACCAGACGAAATTATTAAAGCTCAAGGTGATTTAATTGCTAAAGCTATGAAAGGTAAGTTATCTCCTGCAGAGTTAAAAGATACATTTAAATGGTTACATACCGCTGATATTGAACTAACAGATGAACGAAAAGAACGTGCTACATATAAAACATTCGATCATAAGACTGGCGAGAAATTTTCTAAAGAGAAAATAGCTGAAAATAAAGCTAAATTTGAACAGCGCTCAAAAGGCGATACTAAGAAATATATTGCTATGCAAGTTGTAGAAGAACTCGGTGAGTTTTTGGATGAGCATTTAAAATCTTTAAATGTCCCTTCTGATTCTAGAGCTTTCAAATTATTAGAAGCTCAAAAACGTATTTTAAAGTCAAATAGATTTGGTGAAGATACTATCATTAAAGATGAAGCTAGTGTTTATAATCTAAAGACAAATAAACAAGCAGCTGAAATGGCTTTGGAAGATGCAGGATTTACACCTGCTACTACAGATACAGAAAAGACAATTTCAGATCTTAATTCAGCGTTACAAGAAGAATTAGTTAATGTAGCTAAAAAGCCTGAAACATTTGCACCTACTTTAGTTGTTAGAGCTAGTGATAGAGACAAAGTATTAAATGAAATATCAGCACGTGCAGCAAGATATGAAAAGTTTGATCCTGAAACTACTGCGCAACTAAAACAATTAAGAGAAAATGTAAAAGACATATTTAATAAAGGCCTAGATCCTGGTGACGAGATTATGGAACAGTTATATTTCCTTGATCCTGCCACTAAAGACTTAGTGGAAAAGATGACACATACCTATGATATGGTTGTTACGCCAAGAGATTTTCAAGCTATTGCTAAATTAATGTCTGAGCATCTTAGTGAACAAGTACCTATTTTAAAAGACTTTACAAAATTTTTCGGCAGATTGGCTGAAGATTACCTGACTAATGCCAAACCTTCTCAAGCTGCTTTAGATTGGAAATCAATAGGAACTACCGCAGTTTTAGGTGTTCGTAAAAAAGGTTATGTCCTCCCTGACAGGATAAGTGAAATACTAGGACTAAAAGCTGGTGAAGCGCTATCAGAGAAATTTTTAAAACGATTTGATGGCTGGAAACCAGATGGAACATTAGCTGATTTAATATATGGTGTAAAAGCACCTAATGACAGACGTACTGGATTTAAGGTATTTAGATTAGAACCTATTGAAAAATTAAATATATCTAAAGGTTTTGAAATATTTTATGCTAATAAGCTTCCTAAGTCATGGACTAATGTCCCATGGGTAAATTTTGATGGTAAGATTATCGAACAAAATTTCACACAATCTTTTGAAGAACGATTAGCATATAAAGATAAAGATGGTAATTGGATTAATAACTTAGTCCAAATACAACAAAAGACCGAAGCTACTTGGTGGGAACAAGTAGTAAATGCTGATGGGAAAATAAATGATATCGCAGATGCCACAAAAGCACGCACAGCTTATGCAGTCAACGGAAACCACTCCAATGACGCAACATTGGTCAAAAATTTCCACCTATGGGGACGAGACAATAAGATTGCCACAAGCACCATTCACGATGCGTTTTTCGCCAATGCAGCCGATATGTTGGAGGCCCGGAAGGGTATAAGAAAACTTTACGCTAATGTATTAGATAAAAATCCTGTTAAAGTTACATTAGATGAAATGTTAGCAAGAGGTTTCCCTAAAGAATTATATGATCAATATTTAAACGAAGCTATTGACAAAGGATTAATACCTGTAGCAGGCAAATCAGTTGTCGGTGGTAAAATATTAACAGAAAAAGACATCTTAACTAAAAAAGATGTTATGAGTGAAATTCCCGATCCAACTAAGTTTGATGATGATTGGGGTTTCTATGGAATAGGATAATTATATGTCAGCAGAAATTAAAAGATGTACATGTCAACACCCTAATCAAGATAATCTCCACGGTAAACAAATGCGTGTAATGAACCCAGATCAAAAGAAAGGTTTTACATGTACTGTATGCGGAGCAAAACACAAATGAGATTTAGTCACGCATTAGATATGATAATTGCTGGTCAAAAACTAGCACGTAGCGGTTGGAACGGAAAAGATATGTATATCAAATTAGTCAAAGCGCATGACTTTGAGTTTTCTGAATTGAATTCTCACTTTGTCATTAAAAATGTCAGAAACTCTTTTGATACATGGGTTCCTTCAGTCTCTGATTTATTAGCAGAAGATTGGGTTTTGGTTAGTTAGACCCCGTTAAATTAACCCTAAGTCGGTCCCCCTATATTATAATCCCTTAGTTAATCAGTCTATCATATATTCTTAATAAATATACTAATAGATGTATATCTTAGGGATTAATAGAACCCGTTAAATTAACCCTAAACATTAAAACAAAATATCCTATAGGGCAGATTGTATCTGTTCTATGTAACTGAGTTGTACTCAAAGGAAATTACCAATGACCGAAAATGTCGAACAAGAAGAAACTAACAATACTACTCCGCCTCCTGCTCCTTCCAATCCTCCTGTGGATGATGTGGACTCGAAAATCCAGGAAGCTCTTAAACCTATTAAGTCCAAACTTGATAATGCTTATAAGGAACGTGACGACGCGTTAAAGAAAGCTGCAGAGTATGAACAAAAAGAAAAAGAAGCTGAATTAAAAAGACTTCAAGAAGAAGGAAAACATAAAGAAGCTTATGAACTTCAGTTAGCGGAAGCCAATGCTAAATTGGAAACGATAACAAAACGTAACATAGAACTTGCTAGGGACTTAGAAGTAAAATCTATTCTTAGTGGGTATACGTTTAGGAGTGATAAAGCTGCAGATATGGCATATATGGATGTGGCATCGCAACTTATACAAAATGAAAATGGAGTATGGGTGCATAAATCAGGAACTGATCTAAGAACCTTTATAAAACAATTTTCTGAAGACGATAATAATTCTTTCTTATTCAAACCAAAAGTTTCGACAGGGGCAGGTCAGACAAGTTCTAGCAGTACTTCTCAAGATACTTCGAATAAATCTTTATTCAACTTATCACAAGATGAAGTACTTAAACGTGCTGCTGAAGGGTCACTTCGCAGGAAATAAATACTTTAAGGAAAATAAAAGATGGGTGCTTCAACTTTAACCCTCCCTACAGGGGTTTCGGGTTTAAATAATAACTATGTATTACAAGAAGCGATTGGTGCTTATAGCGATGAAGCTTACACCACTGCAAAGAAATTATCTGGTACAGGTATCACTTCTTCTAATCCACAAATTGACACTAGCACAGAAACCTTTATCGGTCAAATGCGTTGGTTCAAACCATTAAACCCAACTATCAATGTTGCGTCATTAACTGACTCTACAGATGGTACAAAAACTAACTATGACACTGACTACAGCACATACATTAAAACTGTGCGTACACATGGTGCTGAAAAAGTTAATATGCAACAAATCGTAACACAACAAGACGGTTTAGCTAAAATTGGTCGTGACTTCGGTGAAACCCGTGCTCAAGACGAACACAATGCTATTCTTTCTGTGTTAAAAGGTGTTGCTGTTTCTGAATTATTGAATGGTGCTGCCACAGGTACAGGTGTAACTGGTGTAGGCGGTCAAACATTCACCAATGATCCTGCAGATAAATCTTATGGTTTCTATGTTGATCTTGGTACAAACAAAATTACTACTGCTAATGGTGTTTCACCTGCAGGCGCTACTAACTATGCATACCAAGGCGCGTCACGTGCTGAAGGTTTCTTAAATGCATTTGGTATGGCATTCAAAGACTATGAACCAGATTGGGCATACTTAGTTGTATCTCCTGAAACTTTGGCTTCATTCCGTTCAGCTAACTTTGTTGACGAAACAACTATTGTTGATGGTAACATTAACTTTAACACAATCTTTAACGGTAAATTCCGTTTAATTACTACACGTGCTTCACAATCATTATCATCTGCTGAATTGACTAAAATCAATACAGGTGCTGGTGTTGACGTAGTAGGTACTAAAACTTCTTTCATTGTATTGCCTGGTGCAATCGCTATGGAAAACTTAACTGTACCTGATTCTGTTGAAGTATACCGTGATGCTAACAAATATAAAGGTGGCGGTACAACTTCTATCTGGAATCGTTGGGGTTATGTATTAGCTCCTGCTGGTTACGATTGGAATGGTGCTAAAACTGCATTCCCATCTGATGCTGACTATATGGGTGTTGTTGAAGGCGGTGTTACTAAAGCACTTACTGCAGCATCTGTTATTGGCAGCACAAGAGGTGTGTGGACACGTAAAACACAATCTGCATTATCATTAGGTATCTTGCCTGTATTCCATTCTTAAGGAGTAAGTTATGGCACTAGTTAAAGGCGTTACTTCAAATGCTACTGTAACTGAGGCCAATATTTATTTCGAAAATAGATTAGATGTAGCAGCTTGGACTGATGCCCCTGATGTACAGAAAGAGCAATCATTATGCACTGCTACATTTATGTTGGATGAATTGGATTGGATTGGAGTAGCTACAAGTCCAAATCAGTTACTTGCACATCCTCGTAAAGATGGTGAATACTTTGATCCCAAATTAGGTATACTTGTTCCTTTAATTTCTACTGATGTTGATCAAAGAGTAGTTAAAGCTACTTATGAGTTAGCTTATCATTTATTAAATAATGATGGATTACTCGACAACACTGGTTTAATCAAAGACTTAGAACTTAGTGGCTTAAAGCTTAGCGTCATTAGACCTGCGGATAAAATTCCTATGGTTGTTAAGACACTTATCAAACCGTTACTCCGGAATAGCGGCAAGAGAACATGGTGGAGGGCTAATTAATGTCTTATAATTCATTAATTGGTAATGCACTAAATAAAGCTTTTAATGCAGCTAAAGATCTAGCTATTGAAGCAACTTTCACTAAAACAACCAATTCAGAGTTTGATTTTAGTACTGGTGAAGTTAATGAAACGACTATACCTTCGATAACGACAAAAATAATTATTACAAAGACGTCTAAAACTCCAGAAGCAAAAACGATGACTATTATGTTTAAAACAAAAGAAGTCGGACCGTTTTCAATGACTGACCATGTTTATATAGATGGTGATAAGTGGCATTTTGGAAATATGATTACATCTAATAACCATATTTCTGTTGTCGAATTATTTCATGAGGTATAATTATGGGTAAGTACGAAATATTAGAGAGAGACGTTTATTCAGTTTTTAATTCTACTGAGTGGAAAGCTGAAAACATAAAAACATTCCCGACAAATTTTGTAGTTATGAATACTACTAATGATGAATTTATTCGCGTATCAGTGATACCTAGTGGAAAACCTATAGATAGATATTCATTAGCAGGTATTCTAATAATTGATATATTTACTGCTGCAGGCTCTGGCACAAGACGTGCTATGATTATCGCAGATACTTTAGATAAATATCTTCTAGATAAATCTAAAACAACAAGTACAGGTAAAGTAACACAATTCGGTATTAGCAGTTTGGTTCATAATGGGCCTGACAAAGCATTGCCTGTGATACATAAGAGTACTTATACAATTGATTTCAACTTCTACGGAAGTCCTACTTAAATTTAAAGGAATTAAAATGGCACATATTGATACACTTGGCGCAGCTCGTTTCACTGACTTATCTGTCAGCTTAACATCACTTGGCGCTAAAACTTCTGATGTAGAAAACACTTTTGCAGCCTTTACAAGCGCTTCTACCGTAACATCTTATTTTGATGCTGCAGCTACAGGCGATGCTAACGAATTTATGCGTATTACGCACATTAAAGAATTCCCTGCAATTGGTCTTCCTGCTAACGTTGTTAAAGTTCCTGAATACGGTTCTAAAACATCTAAACAAATTCAAGGTCAAGCTGATTCTCCAACAATGGAAATCACACTTAACTATATCCCAGACTTATGGGCAGACAGCTATTTAGGTGGTACTGCTAGTGTTACCAACCCAACTGCAACTGCACCTAAAATTGGTGATGGTATTTTAAGATTGTTCAGATTCACTTTAATGGATGCTGAGCCTTCAAACCACAAAGCTGTTGCAAACGGTATTGGTTCTGTTAAAAACTCTTCTTATTACTTCTTAGGTAAATTTGAAGCATTAGAAGTAACACCAAGCTTGACAGATGCAATGACTGCAAAATTAACAATTACTGTTCAATCAGATATTAAAGGTGCTTGGACCGTAGGGCCTTAAGCATTATTTAAGGAGGGTATTTCGGTACCCTCCACTTTTCTATTAGGAACCTATATGGCTCAAGATAAACCATTCAGCTTAGAGTATGTCGTTGGCATCACTGTCAAACACATGCTTAAAAGTATTGATATTAGTATTAATAAAACATTCGAAAGAACGAAAGATGATTCGCTAACTCCAGATAAGAAAACTGAAGCTTTCGAAACACTCTCAATTTTACATCAAATGCGAGCACAACTAGATGAACGCAAAATTAATCAAGGTAAGTAACATGTCAGAAGCAAAAGGTATTAAAGCACTTGTTGGTCAACGTATGACTAAAACAGTTAAATTCTTAGGCAGTGATGTTAAGATTTCTAAACTATCTGTTTCAGAAGTTTTAGATATTCAAAACAAAGCCAAAGACGCTGAGAAAGATGAAAATGCAGGTTTAGAATTACTCAAATCAGTTGTTCGTTCAGCTGTCGATGGTGGTGCTGATCTTGATGATTCAGATTTCGATAGTTTCCCTATGGATGAATTATCAAAACTCTCTAATGAAATTATGAAATATTCAGGTCTAGGCCAAGGTCAAGACGCGGGAAAGTCATCTTAAGTGCAGAAGAGTTACCGATATTTGAATTAGCTTTTCATCTCAAAATGCCAGTGTATCAAATCTATGAAGAAATGACTTATGAGGAGATGCTAGGTTGGTTTAGTTATTTAGAACAAAGACCAATAGAGTGGCGAGCAGATGATAGAGCAGCTAAATTAATTCAAGTGCAAGGTGTTAAAGAAAAACCTTGGCAACTTTTTACTTCATTAGATGCTATTTACAATCCAAAATCTAATAAGAAAGACGGTGACTTTGATGCTAATAGCTTTAAACGTTCTGGATTCTTTCAAAAACTTGCAAGCGCCTCTGGTGGCGAAAATTTATTTGGAGGATAATTTGTCTGTAAAAATAAATATGAATTTCAAAAAAGAGTTAGTAAAGAAATTCGAAAACAACAAAGAAGCGGAGTTACATAAACTAATTGATGCTTTGAAAGATGCTACACCTGTAGATACAGGTAATGCCAGAGACGGATGGAAGATAGAAGACGGACGTATAGTTAATCATGTAGAATATATTGATGAACTAAATGCAGGTTCTAGCACACAAGCGCCATCTCATTTTATTGAGAGAACTTTGTTGTCCTTCTCAGAAGTAGACGCAAATGGTGTCATTGTAACATCAGCTAATTAAGACAACACACCCCTGAAGAATCTAATGATTCCTAAGGGGTTTTTTATAAGGAGTATAAAAGATGTCAGGCATTGTAATTGATGTCGAAGCAAGGGTCGACAAGGCCCAAAGAGATTTAGAGCATTTAAATAATTCTGTAAGCAGTATTAGTAAAAGTGTATCAAGTGTAACTTCAGGATTTTCTAAGTTAGCAGGTGCTTTATCAGTAGGTGGAACAATTGTTGCATTAACACAAATTGATTCTACTTTTACATCTATTGAAAATAATATAAGATTAGTCACAGGAGCTACTAAAGAGTTTGGTGCCGCATATATTGAAGTACAGAAAATTGCCAATGAGACACGTTCTACTTTTGAAAGTACTGCTCAGATTTTTGCTAAACTGGGTATTGCAAGTTCATCATTAAATGCTTCATCTGAATCAATTTCAAAAGCCGCTAAGTCATTGCAAATGGCCGGTATGGTTGCAGGAGGTTCTACTGAAGGATTTAAAGCTGCAATGATGCAATTGGGGCAAGCACTAGGTTCAGGTGTTTTACGCGGTGAAGAATTTAATTCTATAATGGAACAAGCTTTACCTGTTGCGCAAATGATTGCTGACTCTTTAAATATTTCAGTAGGCGCATTACGTGAAATGGCTAACCAAGGCCGCATAACTTCAGAAGTAGTGTTTAATGCTTTACTCACACAATCTACAGCAATTGAGAAAAAATTTAAATTAACTGGAGCAACTTTAGGCAGCGGGATTGATAAAGCAAGAGAATCTTTCTCAATATTATTTAATGAAATTTCAAAAAGTTTTGGTATATCTTCAGGACTGGGAAATCTATTCTTTAAAGCCGGTCAAAGCGCATCAGCCTTAGCTGATGATATTAAATTAATGTCATTAAATATGAATATATTTTGGAGAGAATGGTCTCCAAGATTATCTAATGCTTTTTATCCATTTATATTTGCTTTTAATAAAGCAATGGCCCTAGTAAAGACTATTTTAGCTGCGTCAGGTATTGAAAAATTTTTAATTAATATGTGGCATGAAATGGAATATGCTGCTGTTAATGTAATTAGAAGAGTTTTTACTAATTTAGAAAATACTGGTAAACTATTAAAAGCATTTGACAAGGGTAATTTATTTACAGGAACTATTGATTCACTAAAACTATTACCTAAAGTATTCGGAAGTATGTTAAATATGACAATTTCGGAATATGAAGACTGGGGAAATACTTTTATCAAGAAATCCAAAACTAAATTTTATGTAATGGGGCAGACATTTGCAAGTGGCGGCCAATACTTAATGGGAATGCTAGGCAATGCAATCGCTAGCTATGGATTAAACCTTAGTGGATTAATTCCCGGTTTTACATCTTTAAGAGATTTAATTGTAGATAGAACATTAAAACCTATAATAAAGATGTTTAAAACATTAGGTAATAATTTAGTATTCTCTGAATTTGATTTTATAACAAAACCACTTACGCTGCTTGGCACAGCATTACGTAAGCTACTAGGAGAAGACTTAGTAGAAATGGTAGTAGCTGTTTCCGAAAAGTTTGATACGTTTAATACTATTCTTGCAAAGATAGTTGCAGCTATATTTCCTCCATTGCGTGGATTATGGGCATTAATAGAGTTAATAGGTGATACTGGCAGCGTTATTAATATTTCATTAAATGCCAATTTATTTAATGCTAGTTACAATTTTGTTTCATCTAGACTAAAATTATTATATAGAACTATTAAAGATTTTACAACAAATACTGATTTGTTTAAAACATATGGCGAAAAAGTAACTTCAAAATTAAAAGAAAGTTTTAAAACGGATGGAATAAGCATATGGTATAAAAGTATTTTCGATGGTCTTAAGACTCAAATTGTCAGAGATTTAAAAGCTTTAAATACAGAGATAGAAAATATTTCCGGCAAATTAGGTTTTAAAATAAATATTTCTGCTTCATTAAAATCTGCTGCAGCTACTATACGTAATTTTTCCGAAACAGTAATAGGCTACTTCAGGCTGATATGGGATAAAGTTGTTGGTCATTCATATTGGACAGATACAATTTCAGAGATTAATAGTTCGTCAGAAAAACTATCAAGTGGACCTCTAGGGAAAATTATATCATTTGCTAAAAATGTTATTGCTACTTTCAAAGGTTTATATAGTTCTATAAAACAATTTATATCAGAATTAAAAACATCAACAGTAGTTATTGATGTTGATAAATACAAAAGTACTTTTGAAGATATAAAACAATTTTTACTTGAATTAAAAGAAAAAGCAATTGCATTTGGAGATACTATTGCTGATGTTTGGAATAAGCTTAAAGATCCTGACTATCTAAATAGTGAAGAATTTAAGACTAAAATAAAATCTGCATTTAGTGAAGTTAAACAATGGATAAGTGAAGCGCAAGCTAATATAAATATTGTAATTGAAAGCGAAGGGTTTAAGACGGTTGTTTCTGAAATAAAGTCTTTAGGTAGTGTGCTATCAGATACCATTGAAAAATCAGTAGGTAAAACCGCACCTCAATTTGCTGAAGCTTTTGTAGCAACATTTGCGGCTTTATTAGCTCAAAAATTCATGCCCGATGGACCAATCGGCTCATTCATTAAAAATACACTAGTATTATCTGCTGTACATGCATGGGCAAGTATTGAATCATTGTGGGAAAGTCTGCCTAGTGCGTCTATTGGTGTAAAGATAGGGCGCGTAATAGGAACAGCTATTGGCACTGCTATAGGTTATTTAATTACAGAATTACCTAGTATATTGAAACAAGTATTTGGATTCTTAGGCGGATTTGGACAAGGTCTTTTAGAAGGTTTATTTCCAATAGGTGGGTTTGTAAGTGGTATATTTACACTATTAGAGGGAATGGGTTTAAACACCGCTTTTGGGCTAATAGGTACATGGCTTTTTGGAAGTAAAGTGCTTTCACTGTTTGGCATGCTTGGCTTATTTACAGAAAAGATTGCTGCATTAAGTGCTCTGACTGCAGGTGTAGGCAGATTCTTTGCTGGAAATTTAGGGTCTTCGGCATCAACATGGGCAGCAAGTCCTTTAGCGTTTATCTCTAGAGAATTATTCGGCCCTGGTCGTAAAACAATGATGCTTGGAATGACTGCGCTTGCTCTTGATATGCTTGGAGCGTTTGATGTAGTGTTTAAAGATAGTCCCTTAACACATACTATATTTCAAATCATTACAGGCGGTTTTGCTATATACGGAAAAGAAGTATTTTCTTATATAACGAAAGGTGTCCTATTTCCGATGATAAATGAATTAGCTATTGCTATTGCACCATATAGTGTAAGATTAGCAACGCTGCTTTTCAGTTTGGTAATACCGCCATTAAATCCTGGTGCGCCATTCTTAGAAAAGATGTTTAGCAAATCATTAATATTTATTGAAGAATTAATGAGTAATCTTGGAATTCTTTTATTATTTATTAAAGATATTGCATTTGCATTTATTAAAGTTTTTGATTTTGCTAAATTTATGCGTGTAGGCGCAATTCTTGCTGTTACTACTGCGCTTGGGTATCTGATTGCTAATTTAAAAGAATTGAATAAACTGCCAGAAACAAAAGTTGATGTAGCTCAAGCAGATCTTCCAAAGAAAGATATGTATACGCAATTAGTTGCAAATATGCAGGAAAATAAAAATCTTTCTACAACTGTATTTGATCCTAATACTGCTACAGCATCTGCTGATACCACTATGACTGATGCGACATATTTTAGAAGTCGTTGGGATCAGATTAAAGACGGTTGGCAGTCTTTAAAAGATAAATGGAGTGAAGGTGTAGACAACTTTACAGAAAATGTAATTAGAAAAAATACACCAAGTTCCTTTGATCAATCTGAATTAGATTCTATGCTCATGGGGCCTAAGTTACCTAAAACAGGCCTTGACAGTACTATGGAGGCAATGAAAAAAATTTGGGGCGATCGTAAAGCTGAATTTGAAAAATTCGTAATAGCAGTACAGGCTGGTGATTTCAATAAACCTTCTGTACCCGAACAAACCTTTTTAAATAAAGAACTTACAGGTACAGGCGGATTTAAATACAACCTAGAGACTCAAAAAGCAATTAATCCTACAGCAGATGCAATGGCAGATGCAGGACAATCAATTGTCAAAGAATTGATACCATTAAATATTGTATTAGACAATTTAAGTGGTGCTGTCAAAGGGGATATATCATATTTTGATGCATTTACTGAATCTGTTACAGGGTTATGGAAAGGATTTAGACAGTTAAGACACGATATTGGTGCGCCATTTGTTGAATTAGCCAAAGCATTATCTACTTTTGGTAATACAGCTATGCTTGTAGGAATGTTATCAGCTATATTACTTATGATAAAAGCCGCTGTGCATTTTGCAAACAAACTTTCTGCCGCAGTGGGAGTCGAAGCAATAAATCTTCAAATTTTAAACTTTATAAAAAATGCATTATTGTTTAGAGCGGCAATTGTAGGTGTTGAAGGTATTATAATTGTGTGGTCAGTCGCTATCGGAATAGCTATAGCCGCTTTTAGTGACTTCTCTGATTACATGTCTTCGAGTATGACACAGCTTCAAGCAAAATTACAGCAATACACTCAAGAAATTGGAGATGCTGTTGTTGCAAGTGGTGTTTCATTTTCATTACTTTCCGCTATCGGATGGGATGTTGTATACAATCTACTAGCTGCTGTTGGAAGAGCTCTTTTATTTGTAACGATAAAATTTAGAAAAGTTATATGGGAAACTGTAAAATTAACTTATACTCTAGTTGAGGCAACAGCATTCGCGTTCTTTGATTTAATTAAAGCGCTTTTTACCATGGATTTTGCACCTTTCGTAGCAAGACTTAAAGCAACCGTTGATACTGTAAAAACATTATTTGCAACATTTGCAAGTACAAAAGCGTTCTTTGTTATTTCATTTGCATTTATAGGTTATGAGACATTTATAAACTATTATTCAAAAGCCGGAGAACAAGCTGGATATGGTTTTGTAGATGCATTTATTGAAGCTATATCAAATAAGACTACACAACTGTTGGCGTATTTAGGTGTAATGTTATTAAGTTTTCGTTCTATTATTAATGCGCAGTTTACTTCAATTTTAACATTGCCAGTATCGCTACTAGGTACAGCAATGGGCGGTATTACACGTATAGCAGCAAGTCTTGCAGGTGGTTTTGCAGGAGAGTATATCGCCAATGTAATGTTACATCGTCCAGAATTAGAAGGAATAGGCAACTTAATTGGTGCAATTATAGGTTGGAAGTTAGGAAAATCATTATCTACAGCAATTATTGAATCTGCAATGAGTCCTTTAAAGAAAGGATTTATCGGACTATTAATAGCTGGCATTACACTGGCTTTTGCTATATTTGAAGGATTTGTCAATACGTCTAAAAGCTGGTCAGAAAATCTTAGTGATGTGATTGTAAAACTTAAAGAAATTTTAGGTTTCAAATATGAGCCAATGGATATTACATCAGGGTTGTCTAAGCAACAAAAAGGCTTACTTGCAACTGCAGGTGTATCTATTAGCTATGATCTTTCTCAAGTAAATCGTGAGCTATTGACTCCAAAAGTAAGAGAAGGCTTAGACGGTGCAGTATCTAAATTTGCTGACAGTATTGACGATTTCCGTAAAACAAGTATTGAAGGTAGTCGTGACGAAATAGATAAAAGCATTGAAGATCTTCAAGCTCGAAATAGAGCTGTTGAAATATGGGCGCAAAGAGCTGTAGCTGAATCTAAGTTTGATATACAAAAAGGAATTCCTAAACTTAAAGAAAGTTTGAAAATTGGTGAATTAACTAATGAGCAGAAAGCTGTTTATGGGTTTAATTCTAAAGTTGCTAATCAAGAAATTGCATCTAAAATTGGAAGTAATAAATTACCTGAAGCAGACCTGTATCAAATTGATGTAAAGTTAAATGATACTAGTTTGACGATGGTATTAGATGATATTAATAAATCTTTTGAAAGAAATACATCGGCCATTACAGCTCCATTTGACGAATCTATTAGAAATGCATTAACAACATTAAATAAAGCAACACCAGCTTTAATAAGCAGTGTAAAAGAAGCTTTACCTTTTGCTAATCCTGAGATTAAAAGTCAAAAATATTTAGATGAAAATATCTATAAAAATTCAGAAGCTATAAAACCGCTTATAGCAGAGTTGAATAATTTAGTAATAGCTCGTAATAAATATATTTGGCAAATGGAAGACGCTGCTAAATCTCAGCAGAAATTTAATAAGACTATTTCAGATGCTAAAGCGATAGGTATTAAAATAGATTCAAATTCTTTTATAATGACAGATGAATTAGCAGGTAAGTTTAATTCATTAACTGCATCTATTAAAAGATTAGATCAACAAGCTCAAGAAACTGATAATACAGATGTAAGAGTAAATCTTAAAATTACAGCAGAATCTTTAAAGCAATACGGTCAAGCATTAGCAGATAAAAACGCAAGTGCTGATAAATCAATAAGAGAATCTATTAAAGGATATTCTGAAGAATTAGGTTTTCAATTACCTAAAGCTTTTGAAAATTTACCTAAAACTGATTTAGAAGGCCCTTTAGCTGCCGTAAGAGATACTAAATTTAAAGCTACAATAGGTAAAGTTGCATTACCAGAAATTCCTGAAAAGCCAGGGCTGATGAGTCAATTAGAAGGCACAGCGCAATATAAGAAACTACAGGATGAGTATAATAATATTCTTCAAATCAGAAAAGATATTGAAGAGGCGGGAAATACAACATCTTTAGATTTAGAAATTACTAAATATTCTGAGTTGCAAAAGTTAATGGAGAAAGCAAAAACCAATCCATTAACAGCTAAGTTGTTGACAGATGAAGCTCTTTTAAGTAATTCTATCAATAGAGTAACCTCAGAATACGCAGGATACACTAAAGAGAAAATTGACAGCATTGGTATAGAATTAGCTGATATAAATCTTCAAAAACAAATCTATAAAGATAATGGTGAGAAATTAGCTGAACTAAATAGCAGAGCTGAGAATTTAGTGTCTTCAATAAAATCAGTAGATTTAGTACCACTTAAAGAAAGTTTTGGCGTATTTATTAGTGAGATATCTGATAAGGAAATTCAATTAATTTCTCCAGAGCAAGCTGAAATATTAAGACAATCTGCTTTACATATTGCAAATCTTAAAGAGCAATTAACAGCTTTAGCTAAAACACCTAATTCTGCAGACAAGCAACGTGAGATATATCAACAAATTGTTGCAGAAGAAGATAGAGGCCGCAAAGTTGCTGTTGAATCTTCTTTAGCAAGAAAAGGTACTTTAACCAGTGGAAGGCTTTCAGCAGCTGCAGACTTAATGAATCGTAAGTATGTTAATCAAGATAGTCTAATGACTTTATTTGGTATGAATGCTGCGATTGAATCTTTGAAAGAAAAGATTTCATCTACAAAAGATCCTGAATTATTTGTACAATGGAAAAATGAATTAAATTCTGCTGAAAAGAATTTAGAAAGATTTAAATCTACTTTTGATGATATTACTTCTAAAACAAGCAATGTTAGAGATATATTCAAAACTGATATAACAGACAGAGATTTAGCTAAATTGCCTAATGGCATTGTTAGAGGTTTAATTGGTGCAGCTCAAAAATTCAAAATTGAACTAGAAGATGCGTTATCCCAGAGTGGTGATGAATTTAGTGACAAGGCTAAAAATCTATTTGGCAAATTAAAAGAAATTGAAAGAGCTGGAACATTTATTACATTTTTCAAAGATCTTGCAAATAGCGTAGAAGAGTCATTTACTGATGGTATTGATGCATCATTAGCTAAAATAAAAGCAGGATTGCCAGAATTAAATATTAGTGCATATAGACTCTCTGCAATGTCTGATCAAGGAAAAGGATTAGCAAGTGAAGCTTCTAATCTTTCAATGCTAAATCGTATTGCTGGTATGTCAGGACTTTCTGATGCACAAAAAGAAATTTTAAACAGATTTGATAAAACAAACTCTGCTGAAATTCTTAAAAAGCTTACAGATGATTTTCTAAGTAAAGGTTCTGATTTAAACAAAATGCTTCAAACCCCCTTAGAAAATAGCATTGACGCCACTAAGACATTAACAACTAGCCTAGATAATTTAGGCATTAAAGTTGATGAGCTGGCAGGATCTATGGCAACAAAGAGTTTAGAAGTGCCTGCTAAAGAAACACCAAGTGTATTATCGCCATATATGCCTGAAGCTAAACCTTCTACAGGCCCAAGAACTTCTTCATGGCTTGATAGTGCAATGGATAAGATTCATTCTACTATTAAATCTCCTGCAGCAAAACCTGTATTTGAAGCTAATGTAGAAAAATGGAGTGATTTGATTAATGATGCGATTAAGGAATTTCCTGGCGTAACCGCAGAAATGGTCAAAACAGTTGTACAACATGAATCTCAAGGGTACAATATACCTGCAAAAGTCAAGCCAGGCGTAATAGATACTTCTTTTGGATTAGGACAAATAAATAATGCTACTGCAAAATTCTTAGGTGTTGATAAAACTAATGAAGCAGACTCTTTAAGAGGCATAGCTAAATACTTGTATCTTAACCTTCAAATGTTTAAGAATATTCCTGATGCATTCAGAGCATATGCTGCTGGTCAGACCGGTGCTAAACTAGGAAGAGGTTACGATAAGCAAGAAGAGTTCATGGCAATCTATGAGGGCAGAGCTGGCATCAAAGCTGGCAAAGCTGTAGCAATGGAAGGACGTAAGCCTACTGAACCAAGTGAGCAAAAAGTTTCTAATGTTAGTTTATCTAAATTTCAAGCTACATCTGCACAAGCTGCGCAAGAAGCAACAATTAAATATACATCCGAAAAAGCCAGATTTGATGAAATTAGAAATAAATTTGGTGAAAATATTAGAGGAGCTTTAGTTGATTTTGGTGTTGTAGATAAGGAACTTGCTAATAAACTTGGAGAAGAATCAGTTCAATTTTTACTAGGTATTACTGAAGATATTAATACTAAAACAGATATGATTAATGCAGCCGCAAGTAAGGGGCAGCCTGTAGAAGGATTTTTAAGTTCATTGAATCAGCTTACAACTCTACGTACGTCTTATAATGAAGGTTTAAATGCTAATCAGCCTTCTAATCGCATGCTTAATTTTGTTGCATTTGAAAAAGGTGCAGGTAAAAATGTTGATGCAGTATTAGACAAATTTAGTGGACTAGGAAAAGATATTGTATCCAGTATGAATCCTGCTGAAAAAGCTACACTTAGAGCAATGTCTATATACCGTGAATCTTTGCAAGATAAACTTGATTCAGAGAAAAAGTCTGGTTTATCTACAGTAGATACTGCAAAGAAAATTACTGATTTAGATGAAAAGATGAAGGAAATGGGAGACTCTGTTACTGAAGCAGCTAATGCGGCTAAAGAAGCAGGTAAAACATTTGCAGATTCATTTACATCTACGTTTAAAGATGCATTTAAAGGTTTATTAAATCAACAAAAAGATGAAGATAAATCAGTGCTTGGAACTTTTGGCAGCAAATTAATGACTGGTATTAAAGATCAAGTTGTTGATATGTTTACAAATTCTTTTACTAATACAATAGGCCTTGGTAAAAATGGTCCATTGTCTAGAGCATTTAATAATGCAGGTAAAGGCATTTCATCTATGTTCAGCGGTATTGGATCTGGTATAAAAGATATCTTTACAGGTAATATGACATGGGACAAGTTTAGTGGCGGTATTAGTGGCTGGTGGGACGATCTTACTAAGAAAGATATTTCCAATATGTCTCCTGAAGAAATTCAGATGTCGGCTTCTAAAATCTTTGCTGATGCTGTTAATAAGTTTGCAGGGTTAAGTGGTGGCGCGGGAGGCAGTGGTGGCGGTAGTAATTTACCAAGTTCACTTCCCAATATTAAAGCTGATACTGGTAATTTCTTTACTAATATGTTTGAACCAGGTGGTATATTTGGTGATGACCTTCAATCAGGAACTCCTGGTGCTGATAATTTTGTTGGCCCTATTCAACCTGGCTCACAAGGTGGATCTGATTTTGTTGGACCGCTACAAGGCACAACAACAGGCGCTGACAGTTTCGGCTTTGGCATAGAGGAGTGGTTTAAGAATCTTGATTTTGGCTTTGCTGCAACTGGTGGTAAAATAAGCGGACCAGGTACTGGCACATCTGATTCTATTCCAACAATGCTATCTAATGGCGAATTTATTATTAATGCTAAAGACACTAAAGAAAATATAGCGTTGTTAGAAGCAATTAATAGCGGAAAAGTACTTAGAAGATCAGCAGGCGGTATCATTAGTGGTTTAGCGGGTGTCGCTGGAGCCGCAGGTAATTTAGCTGGTGCAGGTGGTAATAGCACACTTGGCGGAGCTATAGGTATTGCTGGTGCATTAGGAAATTTCTTAAATTTATTAAATGGCAATCCTAGTGATAAATTACTACAAGCCGCAATACACTTAGAGGCAGCTGCAACAGCATTGGAGACTGCTGTGAGTGCAGGAGGATTAGGCGGTGCGGTTGATAAAATGGCAGGCGTGTTTGATGCTAAGACTGCTAATTCACTTGGAGTGTCTAATGGTATAGATGCAAATGGTAATAATATCAATTATGCTCCAGGAACAATACCAGAAGGTATGACTAACTTATCTAGACAAACAGGAATGGATAGTGCTCAAACTTTTGCGTTACCTGATAGTGGGGGTGGTCCAACAGATATTACTCCATTAATAGGCTCAGGCACTATGAACGGTAGCCCTGCTCCATTAGCTGGAATGATAGGCGAACCTGGAAGCGGTGGCGGCATATTCGATTTCTTTAAAAATCTTGACTTTTCTAAAATGTTTGGAGCGTTTGGATTTGCAACTGGTGGTCAAGTCACAGGCGCAGGAACAGCTACTTCAGACTCTATTCCGGCTATGTTGTCTAATGGCGAATTTGTTGTAAATGCTGCAGCTACTAGAAAGAATTTACCTATGTTAATGGGTATTAATAATGGTGAAGTTGAACACCACTTCTTAGGTGCATTAGCGGGTGTTATGTCTATTGCAAGCTCAGGCATGAGTATTGGTCAACAAGCCGCATCTATGGCAGATGGTGGCGGAGGCGGTGGTGGCGGAGGCATTATGGATATGATAATGAAGCTACTTGGACCAATCTTTAAAATGATTGGACCGCTTGCTAAGATATTCCCTGCTATTGGTAATTTATTTGGTGGTGGCGGTGGATTTGATGGCATAGGTAATATATTTGGTGGTGGTTCTGGCGGTGGTGGCGGAGCACTCTCTGCAGACAGTCTAGGCTTTTCATCTTTAAGCATGGCTACAGGCGGTACTGTAACTGGCCCAGGAACTAGTACATCTGATTCAATCCCTGCTATGTTATCTACAGGTGAATTTGTAGTGCGTGCTTCAGCCGCGTCACAGCACCGTAATTTACTGCATCAAATTAATAATGGCCAAATACCAACATTTGCTACAGGTGGTCTTGTAAACGCATCGAGTTCTGTGATGGCGACGCCAACCACAAGGAGTGCTAAGCCAGTTGTCAGTATGTCTACAGGCAAAGGCAAAACACAACAAGTAATCAATTTAAATATAACTGGAGATATCTCTAGACAAACAAAATCTGAGATATATAAAATGATGCCATCTATTGCAGATGGTGTTAATTCACAAAATCGAGAAACAGGATATAAACGATAATGGCATACGGTATCTGGGACGGAACAAAGGTTATTGCTGCATTCACTAGTCCAATGACAGTAAGAAGCAATCATCCGATATTCTCATCAGATACCCTTTCGTTGAAAAGACTGACATATAGACGTACAGCTCAAAGATGGGAGATAGATACGAAGCTATCTCCCCTTCACACAACAGCAAACGAACTATTTGTTAATTTTGTAACGAAAGGGCATGGTGAGGTTGTTAAAGCACTGATGCCCCAAAATGTTGGGGCAAAAGCAAACTTAACAATGACAGCTACAATGACTGCAGAAGCAACTGCTGCAAGTGAATCTTCATTATGGGTTCAAGCCGTAACTTCAGGAAATGGTGGCAAACTATTACCTAAAGGTACATTTATACAATTTGCAACTGAATCACATACAAAAGTATATATGTTAACACAGGATACTATAACGTCAAGCTTAGAGCATTTTAAATTGCATGTGTATCCTCAGTTAAGAAAAGCTGTTGTTGATGGTCAAGGTATTAGATATAAAGATGATATTATTATTAATATGAAATATGATACGGACACTGTTATAGGTATGGTATACGAAGATGGTATACTTATGGATAATGGTTCCATTAAATTAATCGAGGCAGTATAATGATCCCTTTCTCTGAAAACATACAAAGAGCATTAAATAGTGATGCTATAGAATATTTCTCAATGGTACGAATAGAGCGTGCCTCTCATGAGACTGAAACAAAACCAATTAATATTTATGCTTCAACTAGTCATTACAATGACATACAATTAATAGACGGTAATGATCAAAACAATCCTAAATATTTATTTGTTGCTGACGGAACTCTGCTAGCTGCTGATCCTCCTCAAAATTCTTCTATTGTAGATAGAGAACAATATAAAATTGTATTTTCTGATCCTGAATTTACAAGAATAGCAGACTTGGAGAATAGTCTTGTCGGAAGAAAGATTGAATGTAGACTTGGGTTTATCGATCCATTAAATTCTAAACCTATGGTTGATATTAATGATACAATCATAACTTACAGAGGCCGCATTGATAGCGCCAATAGAACAATTAAAGCTGGGGGTTTAGGTGAAAGTTTGATTTCAATTACCGGGTCAAGTCCAATGTGCAACTTAGATATGAAGAAACCGTTCTTCATTACTCGTGAAAAAGTTAAAGAAATGGATGCAAAAGATACTTCCTGTGATCAAGTTTATGAAGGCTCTACCAATATAATTGTAAAGTGGGGTAGAAAATAATGGCAGCTATTACATCACTAGTATTGGCAGGTATATCACTTGTCTTATCTGTAGTTCAAATGATTCTAGCTAAGAAGCCGAAAGGCCCTGATATGTCCGGAGTAGAAGCCCGTAAAGGCTATGAAATGGTCGTTGAAGGAAAACCAGATAATTTAGCCTTAGTTTACGGCAGAGCAAAAGTAGGTGGTATTCGGGTATTCCATGAAACAAGTGGCACATTTGATTATGTAGAAAGTAATGCTGACAAATCTTTTGTGTCAGGAGTTCAATCTAATACTACAGGAAGTATTTTAGTAGGCAAGTATAATAATATCACTAAAAGCTATGAAGGTATTACTAAAAATTGGACAAACAAAACAAATACACAACTAGATGAAGATTTAACAGGTAAACGAAATGAATTTTTATTTTTTCAACAAGCGCTTTGCTTAGGAGAGATTAATGGTGTATATGATGTAATTATTGATGACTCTAAATATTTATCAGACCCTTCTTTAGGTACATTCGGTTCACCGCAGTATAGTAATAACTACGATAATAGTGATTCATCTGAGACTAAAAAATGGGATAACCCAAAATACCCTAGATCTGCGTATAGAATTGATGTACACCACTCTTCTGCTCAAAGAGAAATTGAACCAGATGTGCTTGTAGACGGTGGCTACGAAAAAGCTGATTCAATATTTGCAGCTAATTTTTCAGATAGAAAAGATGCAATATTTAAAGGCATGACTTATGCTTCGTGCGTATTCAGATTAGATAAAGATGATCCACAATTCAGTCAAGTTCCTAATTTACAGTTTTTAGTAGAAGGACGTAAGGTACGTGAAATAATTAAAACAGGGGATCAATATGCACTGTCTACACCTAAAGTGTATACTAACAATCCTGCGTACTGTTTATTGGATTATTTGACAGATAGTGTTGCAGGTGCTGGAATCGACATAGATGAAGAAATAGATCTTACAACTTTTTATCATGCAGCTCAAATTTGTAATACTCCTGTAAAAATGGATGCCGAAGCTGGTGGGCATATTTGGAAACCTATTGATGGATCTCGAAATGGTGATGACCGAAATATTGGTAAAAGAAATGTACCTCTATATGAGTGTAATATTTTAATTGATACAAATAAAGCAATTAGAGATAATGTAGAAGAAATTTTAGCAACAATGTCTGATGCTAGATTAATATGGGCAAGAGGAAAATATAGCTTACTTCTTGAATATGTAAATAATGCTACCGATGACCTCATACCCCCTGCAGATATTGAACTTCATACTTTAACAGATGATGATATTGTATTAGACCAGGATATTGAAATTGCATATCCATCTGCTAGTAATAGATATAATTATTGTACAATTAAATTTCACAACGAATCAAATGATTTTAAAGATGATGCCGTTAGTTGGCCACATAAAATCAATGATACTACTTTAAGAGGGTATGGAGGTATTAAATATCCTATTGCAGATTTTACATGGAAAGATGAAGGTGGTGCAAGGAAATTATTAAATAAATATGGCGTGTGGAATGGCACTCTTAATAATACCACATTAACTTATTATATTATAAGAAATTTTGTAGCAGGAGATGAAAATAAATCTCATTTTTATGACTTAGAATTTGCAGCTGATGACGCAGCTGTTATAACTATTTATGATGGTGCGACAAATAATATTATAGTAGGGCCAATAACTACGTCTTTTCAAGAAGGAACTTTTGTACAAAAAGTTAAAGATATTAATTTACCGCCTTTTAGAACTCAATTCGACCCCATTGCTTCAGAAGGTGGGGACGATGTATACACAATAATTCCTAATCACTATTATAAAGTCATAATAACTGCAGGTAATACTAAAGAAGAAAAGGGAGTTTCAGCAGCTCTTAAACAATCTGTTGGTACCGAAATATTATGGACTACGCGTGAGATTGCATATCAAGGTGTTCAACAGTTAGACTACACAAATACAACATATCTTCAAATGAAAGAAGAAGATAATGGTATAGCGTTAGAATTAGAAACATCTTATGCAGGTATTACAGATTATTATCATGCATTAGCAAAAGCTGAAGAGTTAGTTAAAACAAGTAGAACTGCATACACAATAAAATTTAAATACGTAGTAAGAGAAAAATACTTTGAACCTGGTGATTACTTCATTATAAATAGTGAAACATTAGGAATAATGTCAACATCAGCAAATGTGCCTATAGGTGAAAAGCATAATTATTTTAGAATAAATTCTGTAAAGATCTCAGAAGATAATACATGTGAAGTTAATGCTCAAAGGTTTCATTGGTCTCAGTTAGCATGGATGGATAAAGAAAATGAGTATTTACGTCCAATTAATAAGTACGCTACAGTTATTGCTGCTCCTACAGATGTACATTTAATAAAAGAAGCTTATAACGAAAATTCTTTAGGTGTTTTAAAATGGTCTGCTGCTGAAGAAGTTGATTTGATTAATTATGTTATTTATATCTATGAAGGAAGTGATATAGATAGTATTTCTCCTCCAGTGTTTAATGAAATAGGTCGTACAATAATCGGAGAGTTTGTTTTACCGCTATTAAATATTTCTAGCGCTATATTTGCTGTGCGCACGCAAACACGTACAGGCTTTTCGCCTTATGCTTACAGTAGCACAGTAGAAGCAGAAATGTTCGATAATGCAGTTTACACATATCCAGGATTTTCTATTTCTAATGTTAGTAATGTTATATCATGGACAGCATTTAGCGTATACAAAGATAGTATAAAGCTGGGCGATGTTGCTGCCGGTTCACACACAGCTTTGACACAAGAAGGCATCTTATATATTTATTATGATAATGGTATGCTTTTCTCGTATGACGTTAACGCGTTTAGAAATAAACGGCTAGTTGCAACGTATGAGCATGGGGTTGTAATAAAGCCTATTAAAGTACAAATATATCCGCCAACATCGCTAAAGGTTACGGGGAGTTCTGATACAACTTTTAACACAAAAGATGTTGAAATCAGTTGGGAGAATTTATCTGTACAGCCTGTAAAACCCTCTAAATATTTAGTACAAATTTTGAGTCTTGCAGATGACTTAAAGAAATCTTACACAATTTCCTTAACGAGTTTTAAACTAACTAAGGAAATGAATGTCGAAATTTTTGGGACAGCGACAAGATCTTTTAAAATTAAAATTTACGGAATTGATGCTGCAAACAATGCAACTACTGGTTATTTAAGTGCTACCTTATCTAATAACGAACCAAGTAGTCTAGATTTGACAATTACAAAAGGCATTACATCGTCTATTGTTCAATCTGAAATTGATTCAGATAAAGATATTATAAAATATGTATTTAAGCAATACACAAGTGCTAGTGCCATAGTAGCTGGGGAGGAGATAGAGTCTACTTCTAATTATGCTGTATTCAATACAGAAGCTAATACTAACTATTGGTATACAGTTACTGTGTATGATGATTATGGCGTAGGAACTGAGAGTGATAAGCTATTATCTAAATCTGGGGGTATAAATTCAGATTCTATATTTTTATATAAAAGATCTACAGCTACAACTATTAGTGTGCCTTCTACTACATTATCATACACATTTTCTACAAAAGCGTTAGCAGGTGCTTTAGATGGATGGTCTACATCCATTCCAACAGGTACTGATCAATTATATATGACAATGGCATCTGTTATTTCGATTTCAGATATAGATGATATATTGGCAACTGAATGGGCCACACCTGTTAAATATGAGACAGGTTTTGTAAGCTTTAGAAGCGCTATTGTACCTGCTTATCAACGATCTGTAGATGTTTTAACAAGCAACCCTGGAATTGTTACTTATGATTTTACAACGAATTCTATAACTACCGAGGCATTGGCTAACGGGTGGCAAAAGACTATTCCGTCAGGAAATGATCCATTATATATTACAACAGCTATTGCAAATAGTAAAGAAACTACAGATAGTATTGCTGCAAGCGAGTGGTCAACTCCGGTTGTGCTTTCAAAAGATGGTCAAAAAGGTCAAGGCAAGGTAAAAGGAATTAGTTTTTGTAGACATACTGCAGCTCCTAACCCACCAGCATCTACAGATGGTACTTTTTCAGCACCCAATGCAACTGGCGTAATTACTGTTGGCAGTCCTGCTGTAGCTGTTACGGGTGTAACATGGAGTGATGGCATTCCTCCTGGTGAGTCTCAATTATACATGACAACTAGGTTATTTACTAGCGATGCTGTTGGCCAAGGCGATTGGACTACTCCTGTAGCTATTTCAAAGACAGGGCCAGGTAGTAAGATACGCTATATATTTAGTTCTTCAACATCTGCTACAGCACCAGCTTTACCTTCTACAAATATTACAGCTGATACAACTGATTGGAAACTAACAGGAGCATCTGATTCGCGTTGGATGAGTGTTCAAGTTAATACACTTGATGCTACTAATACTATCGTTAGTTCATATGGTGCATGGTCTACTGCAGCTTTAATAAAGGGTGAAAAAGGTGATACTGGCTTAAGTGCAGTCCTGTCTAATCAGTATCAAGGCATTCCATGTAATGCGGCAGGTACTCCGTTAACAGGGGCGTTTAATACTGCTACTACAACAATGCGTGTATATAAAGGTAGTACTGAGATTACGTCTTTATGTACATTTAGCGTTACTAAAACTGATGTGACGTGTACTGAAGCGACTACAAGTAGAACACAAACAGTTACTGCGATAGCTGCAAATACAGGTAGTGTTAAAATCACTGCAACTGAGACTGCAACAAATCTAACCGTTGATGCTGTATTTTCATTAGCTAAACAATTACAGGGGCCACAAGGTGATTATGCCAACGGTACAGACGCTGTTTTGTATGAAGTTTCTGCAAACTCCCCTACAACAGTAAAAAGTTTAGCTGGAACATATTCACCAACTACTATTGTATTTTCGTCATTTAGGACTGTAGGCAATAGTGGTAAGTCTGCATATTCTGCATATTGGCGTGTTTATATAGATGGTGTAGAAACTGAAGTAGTGACTGATGCCCAAGCTACAGCAACAACTACACGAACTGTAACGGTATCAGGCGCCAGTACAGTAGCGGTAAAAGCCTATTGGCATCCATACAGGACAGATCCATATTTTCTTGATATGGATACAACTACAATAGTACCTGCAGGACCGAAAGGTGCTGATTCAACAGTTCAAGGGCCTAATGGTGCTGGTTCTTTAGTGGTGTATAAAGCTGGAACAATGGCAAGTTACCCTGCTAAACCAACAGGACTTTCTTATGCAGCGAGTACAACAGAATACACTACAGGATGGAAAATAGCGTCTGCAAATGTTACATTAGGTAGTGGAGAGATTTTATTTCAGTGTGATGGGAGTTATGTTGCAGGAGGTACAACAATAACGTGGACAGAAGTATATCCTAGTTTATTAAAAGTAGGTACATTAGATGCAATTACTGTAATAACTGGAAATTTAAAATCTGCAAGTACAGGTAGACGTCTTACTATTAATGATAGCAATGAACACGAATTTAGATGCCTAGATGCAAGTGGTAATCAAGTAGCTACAATGGGTGATGATGGTTCTACATCTGCGGAAGAGATTTTCAGAGCCGACTTAAGATATACACAAACTTATGGACAAGCTAATTCGGCATCTACCGCATTTAATGCTGAAATGCCTGGAAGTTTGACAGGACGCGGTGCTAATTATACATCAACAGGTTTCCAAGCAACGACTACAGACTCAGACGCAAATAATAATCCTCGATTATTTGGTGCTATAGGGCGTATGCGTGCAAATTCTGTAGGAACAGTTGATACCGGTTATGGTGCATTATTTCTATCATCTATAAAAGATGCCACTAAGATGAAACGTGCATATCTTGCAATGGAAGAATCTGGATTTGATTGTGGCGCTTATATTGATTATAGAATTCGCTATCCTATAATTGGCCAGTTTATGGCACGAACTGATGTGACATTATCTACGTCTACATCAGCAGGTTTATTTAGATATTTATCATATAGAGATAGGCCTCCAGGATCCTTTCCTGGGTGGGACGCGTATAACGAGGTAACATTAGCAGATGCAACTTACGCGGTAAATGCTACTGGCTCTATGAAGACAAATAGCAGTATGACTGCAGCAAGTTACGTTACTTCATCAGATGAAAGATTAAAAGATAACCTTGTACCTATTCCAAATGCATTAGATAAAATTAGTACATTAACAGGTTATACATTTACTTGGAACGATTTAAGCAAACGGCATGAAACTGCAATTAAAAATGATGTCGGTTTAATCGCACAACAAGTTAAAGAAGTGTTACCAGAAGCTGTATTTGAAGATGAAGAAAACTATTTACAATTAGACTATACTTCAATAATTCCGTTATTAGTGAATGCTATTAATGAATTAAAAGCTGAAGTAGACAACTTGAAAGGAAAACTATGAGTTATTTATTTGCACGATTAAAAGAGCCATCTACATGGTTTGGTATTATATCTTCTACTTTAGCATCATTAAGTGCTTTTAAAATAGTCGAACTATCACCAGAACAAATGGACGGTATATTAGCATTGTCTGTTGCTATATTAGGCGGTGGACATGTAACTTCAAAGGATCCTGAATAATATGGCGAAAAAACCTAGACGTACTCAAGAAAACATTATTGAACCTACTGGCGAAAAAGAGTTAGCTCTTTTAACTGATGCACAAAAACGATATTACAACTCTATTAAATCAAATATAATCACATTTGGTGTTGGAGTTGCTGGTACAGGTAAATCATATGTAGCATTATCATATGCTGCACAATTACTTCAGAACAAGCGAATATCAAAGATAATTGTGACTAGACCCGCAGTAGAAGCTGGTGAATCATTTGGATTCTTACCTGGGGAGTTAGAGGAAAAATATGCTCCCTACATTGATCCAATAAAAGATATATTGAATAAAAGACTAGGTCATTCGTTTACAGATTACTTATTTAAACGTAAAGTAATTGAAGCAAGGCCATTGGCATTTATCAGAGGTAGTACATTTGAAAATACATTTATATTATTAGATGAAGCTCAAAATTGTACTCCTGCTCAAATGAAAATGTTCTTAACGCGTATTGGAGAAAACACCAAAGTAGTTATCGATGGTGATATTCAACAGAAAGATATTAAGGGTGCGTCTGGATTAGCTGACGCTATTTCTAGATTGCATGGTGTTAATAAAGTGGGTATTGTTACGTTTGATGTCGAAGATATTGTACGTAGTGGTATCTGTAAAGAAATTGTAAAAGCTTATTTATAATAGGAGAATGGCCCTGACTTCGGTTGGGGCCTTTTTATATATGATTATACGAAAAATTAAAAATAAAGATGAATTACATGATTGTGTTAAAATCTATATGAAGTTTTCACAACCAGAATTAATAAGAGCAGATTATGATACATCTGTAAGATCAATGCGTCAAATAATTGGTGTTAGAGGTTTCCTCAGAGTTGCTGAAGTAGATGGTGTAATAAGAGCATGGCTGTTGGCTGACATAAGAAAGAATGAGTGTATTAAAGATCCTGTACTACAACAATGTTTCTTTGCTTCTGATTTAACAGGTACTCAAGCTGTCAAAGCTGTAATACTCCTTCATGAAGAATTAATTGAAGAAGCAAAGCGTAGAGAGATTAACTGTATTATTTCAAACGGAAGCAATGTAGACGAGAAAAACGTTTTCACACGGATTCTCGAAAAACAGGGCTGGAGTAGGATCGGATACGTAGCTACATGGCATTTGGACGAGCATCCCTGATGATGGTGATGCCAAAATTTTCCGCGACAAGAGGGGCAGTTTCTGCACGAATTTTGGTGGGCGTGAAATCTGGGCGTGTGTGGCGCGTGCGTGTCGGGGCATCACTGAGGGATCAGCGTGCCAGCCGCGTGCCGTGTACCCTAGTTTCTGGTGCCAGAACGGGCGGCTCTGAGCCAGTGCGTGCGAAAATTTTGACACTGAACCCGTTGAATTAACCCTTCAGACGTTCCCCCCCCCCTCAATTA